CGAGAATTAGTTGTGGGTCCTTGTTTGCTTTTCCGGTGAAGTAGAGATACAAGTTCTCTATCAGCTTAGCATGAGCGTCGGTAAGGTTGCCGTGGACTAAGTAGTTGGCGAATTCGTATGCCAAGCACTAGGCACGCTCTGCTTCCCATTCGGCTGTAGGGTGAAGCTGATCGGAAATGGCGATTTGCGTGAGGATGCGGTTCAACGGGCGCGTCGGTCCTTCTTCTGCGAAGCGAGAACCGTCCCAGTAGAACATCTTAGACTAAAAGTCAGCCTAATCATCCGCTTCCACTACTCGAGGATTTTTCAGCACTTCTCCAACTTCTGACTAAATTTCTTGGTGTCTGGCTGTGCGTTAGTCCATCATGTTTAAGCAGTAGTTTACCAGCTCCTCTGGGACGATAAGTATTGTGTCGTCTCCTCCTGCTACGTGGATCTAATAGCCTTCGATCTCCTTGAAGATTTGGGAGTAAGTGAAGAAGTTTGTTTTTGTGTTGCTGTCGGTAGTGAAAGGCGCATCTCCGGACTGCGTTATGCCTTTCATGCGGAACACTGCTGCTGTTGTGCCGTCGGCAGTTTTGACCTAAACGTCTCGTTTTTGACAATACACACGCTGGACAATGTTTCTTGCGGTGAGGTTGTCCACGTTCAGTAGCGCGGCTAGTGAATCTTACGGGAAGTTCTCTAGTGATCCTCGCACTACGTTGTGTTTGTCGTTCGATTGGAATGAGTCGTATTGAGAGAAGTCGCTGATGATGACTTTCATCCGGCCGGACAAGCCACCACGCCTGAGTTTATTCTCGAAGGCTTCGATCTTCTTATTCATCATGGCGGTGAGTTCTACGCCTGTCATTCCAAACGCAGCAATGTGAAGTGGTTGTCTCTCGTTGAAGGTACTCCAAGCTGACATCATTATTTTGTTGACCCATACTCGGAGTGCTCTTGTCATTACGGGATTTTCGACAATATCCGTGTACGTAAGACGTTGTTCGCAAGAGACAATACGTTCATAGGCTGGTCCGAAGTTTTACTCATTGCGTTTCACCATAGAGTCGAGTCTTGTAGGTGCGACCAGTATTCCCCAGCGTCTAAGTGCTGCGCGGGCTTCTTGCAAATCCATTTCCTTGAAGATTTGTCTGCCACTGCGTATCTCTTCCAACGCTGTTTCCTACAACACTCTTTTGGCACGATTCCAGGACGCCGAGAGTTCTTTCTGCGTCTGGTAGGCTTTGCAATATTTGAACATTCTCGTGCCTTAGCTCTAAGCAAGCATGCCTTAGACTCGGCATTTCTTCTGTGGAGCTGCAGTTAGGCGCTTGATTATGCCGTTCATTTGCGATTGGACAGTATTAGCGTACGACTAGGCGTTTCCTGTGTTGCCTGTAAGGTTGGGGTCGACGGTGGCACACTTGGGATGCATTTTCTCATCAAGGTGTGCTTTATACTATGTCCAAGGCGTTTTTGTTCTTTCGCAACCAGAGATAGTGTCCTTTGAGTCAGTGACGTGTTCTCTGAATATGGTTTTGTTGACATAGATTTGTAA